GCAGCTTACACTGGATTTTCCAGTTTGCATACACACGTTAATTAATTCGTATTCCTGTGTAGGTAAATTTCCTTTTTTCATAATGCTATATAATTTAAATTATTAAAATTCAACCTTATAGCGTGTACACATAAACCAATACAACACGATAACAGAAGCCTAACACAATAAGACTAAAAACGTATTTGTATCAAGTATATAAATAAATGGAAGAATATTTGCAGGTGAGAAATTAAAGAAGTACTTTTGCCTCCGCTTGGGGGGGGTACTTCTTTAAGTATTCCCAACCTACGAGGGTCTTAACATTGCAGTGTTAAGGCTCTCTTTTTTATTCCAACACTTAATAACACGCTTGTAAGAACCAGAACTTTATATCTATCTCTTTCTTACATTACAAAGATACGAATTATTTTGTAAACAGCAAAGAATATTGCAAAATATTTCTATGAAAAACACATGTTTTATAACACAACAAATACACACATAAACAGCTTATTTACAATAATTTATAAGTATAACACATCAGCCAAACAACAGTAAATATATAATACCAAAACCAGCAAAAACACACGTACAATACAAATAGACGGCATCTATAACAAGAAACAAAGTATAGATATTATCTATATAGTTACAGCATGAAGAAAAGAACCAAGTAAATAGATTACATCTATAACAAAACATAATTCTATAGACATTATCTATAACAATTAAAGAGGTGTCTTTGCCTCAAAACCGTGCGATTTCGCACACATCATCCTAACACCACATCGTAAAGTAGTAAATAAATCAAAACTTTATATTATATGTATAATATAAATATAAAACAGCTATATTGCAGCATTTTACACGTATATATACCCTCAAACAGCACCTCCCCCACCCCTATAATTTGTAATGATATTTGGCGTAGTCACCTCTCCTAAAAATTTTTTGTTTCCCATTTTTTTTGAACAATGTAATGATGTTTTACCAACATAAATTGGGGCTATTTTTATGATAATGCACAGGCAAGTTCTTTTTCTTTGGTATTTTCTAATAAACTGGCAATATTTTATATAATATATACTTGGTTTATATCCAATATATTGTATATTTGCATAATGAAGATAAAGAGCATAGATATATGTATTTAGGTCAAACAAGTAAAAGAAGAGGGTTATTTTTATAAAATGCGCCTATAGCAGATATGTTTATGTTCTTTTTAACTTAAAATGAGCGATATACAATGAACAGAAGGGAATTGAAGGATTATGTACTTGGATTGTTGTCACGGCATTGCGACGAATACGCCTCTACGTTCAGGGACATATCCCTGGTGACGAGCAATCCTGAGCGCATAGACCGATACGGAAGACGGCTTGAGGAGTTGTTCAGGGAGGGATATGGTGTTGTGACGAAAGACATTGCGGACTACCGTGTTCCTCTGTATGTTTTTACGGGAAAGATATATGAGTACATGGACTACAACGTGCTCTACGATGCCGTTGACAGATGGCTGGAGAAGATGGGGGTTGCCGCCCGTGACCGTACGAACAAAAACATGTACGCATACATGAACCGCATAATAAATGTCATAAGGGACCATGAGCTTCAGCCGGATTTGAGCATCATGTGCTTTACCAACTGCGTGGTTGACATGAACAGGCTCAAGGTCTACCCCCACTCCCCGAAGTTCGACTGCGTGAAGATGTACCCTTTCAAGTATGACCGCAAGGAGATTTTCAACTGTCCCACATGGAGAAGCTTCCTTGGGGAAAGCTGGCTTCCTACGGATGACATGGACGGAGTCCTTCCGGAGAAGCACAAGAGGAGAATACTGCAGATGTTCCTTGGCGCGTGCCTTGTCAACAGGAAGAATATCAGTTTTGAGTATTTTCTCATATTGCAGGGGACCGGAGCGAACGGCAAGAGTGTCATTTATCGGGTCCTGAAAGACATGTTCGGGGAGGATGAAATACTCAACATAAAGATGAGCCAGTTCGCCAGAGGCGGTGACGAGCAGTTGCGTGCGGCCTATTCGATGTCAAGGAAAAGGCTTATGTACTGCACGGAAAGTAACCGTGGTGATTTCAAGGACATGAGCATCATCAAGGCCATATCAAGTGGGGAGCCTATTGCCTGCCGGGGGATAGGAGGCAACATCACCATGATGCAGCGACCTCCTATAATGCTGTGCAACTCCAACTACCGGTGGCAGCCGAAGGACTTCCTGAACCGTGACGACCCGGACGACGAGAGCATGCAGCGCCGTGCCCTGGTGCTAAACTTCGACAAGACAATCCCCGTGGAGAAAAGGGACACGATGCTTGCGGAAAGGATGAGGGCAGAACATGCGGGTATCATGGCGTGGATAGTCAAGGGGCTGTGCGAGCTAAAGAAAAACAATTGGCGTATGCCGGAGAATCTTGGCGGCAAGATAGACATGAAGCTGGAGAGGATACGCTCTACCGTGATGGGGAAGGACGGCAAGCTTGTGGACGGAAGCATATCCGAATACTTCAAGTACAAGGAATGCCAGCCGGAGGAGTCCGGTGGAGGAGCGCCTATAGAGCTTACTTCCTCGGAGGTGTACAAGAATTATGAAAGGTTCTGCAAGAAAAACGGAGTGGTCCCGGTTTCCCAAAGGAAAATGGGGCTTGACATGCTTTCGCTCGGATATACACGCGAAAAACGTGCGGACAAGGGATACAGCAACGTGTATACCCTATGGTGCGGTAATGAGGATATTCTGAATAATTTCATGAAGCACGTCCCCAATATTGCAGAGGAGGCGAAAGTCAACATGTTCGAGGGATGGGAATATTCCGACGACGATTTTTTGAACGAAGACATTGATTATTAATAATTATAAATCAGAATTATGGATTTCGGAAAGAGGCAAATTGGGAATACTGTTATTCTCAAGTACAAGAAAGGCGATTTGCCCTTCATTAAGGTATCAACCGTAAGCGGAGATTTCTCCGTTGAATATGGGGCAGGAAGCGTTATGTTCATGCTGCTCGACAATGCCCCAATAGAAAATAAGGTAGACAATCTGCCGATGCTTATAATACGTAATACTCAGTATGTAGCAAACTGCATTGACGCGGAGTTGCAGGTGGATGTGTTGAAGGCAGTCGGAAACGCCCTTGACCGTGCGGATGCCAAGCCCATATCCGACGAGGAGGACGCCAAGATTATTGAGGAGGAAAGGCAGATGTATGAGATGAAGAAGGAAATGGAGAAATAGCCGGGATTTTATCCCCCGGCTTTCTTTTGGGCAGCAAGGTACAAGGAACAGTTGTTGCATGAAAGCGGCAGATAGAAATGTACAGTCGTGTCCTCCTCCTTTATCTCGTCCTTCTTAATCTGTGTAATGTCTGCTATCATTTTGGTGAGGTCAATCCACTCCTTGCATCCCTCTTTCCCGTCATATTTCTTACGGGCTGCAATAAGTTTGCGAAGTTGGTTCTCTTTCGACAGTTCGGAAGCAATATCCTCTTCACTGATGCCATCGACTGATATATCACCCTCTTTTTCGTTTTCCTTTTGTCTCCGCTGGATTTTCCTGCTGACAGATGTAAGATACGCCATGAAACGCTCGTCCTCCGTCAATAGTTTATTCATATCCTTCTCATTCGCCTTGGAAGAATACACCGGGTTGTAAAGTCCGGAAACAAGATAAGCGTCCTTGTCTTTCCATCCCATAGCGACAAGGTCTGCAAAAGCTTTCTCTTTGGCACTGATTTTAATGCGTTTGCATTCTGAAACCAATCCTCTACTCAATGATATTTTCTCCTCTTTTCCTCTCAGCATAACAGTTAAAACTATGAATTATACAAAAACAAAATAGCAACAGCACCGTATGTGCCATTGGTTCTGATAGTCGGATATGGGATGATAGCCGACCATGCTGTCACAATACGAACACGGGTAGCTGCTTCCGCGGTACGAATAGAACCCGGTAAACCCATTATTCTTGTGTTCAATGCCCCAAAACCACATCCACGCGGAGCTTACAACAAAACGGGTAAGGGTATTCAGGGAATTGTAGGCAGAATTGGATTTCCCCACCCCGTAGCTGATGCCGTCGGTTTTTATACGTGTGGCAGAGGAATTTCCTCCTTCCACAGCCCTCTTGAAATACGGGTCCGAATACGGAGATTTAAGATTTGCCTTTATATTGTCCTTTATCTTTTCACTACCAATACCTGCTATCATCCCGGCAGCAATGGCGGCTTCCAATTCATACTTGAAACGGTTGGAGTAGATACTTATTCGTTCGGACAGCGTCTTGCCGTGGTCTTCCCTATTGATGAATGCAACAATCGCATCACGGTCATTTTCCCGGTCATAGACGGATAGGGTCTCCGTGTAATCATATATAATTCCACGCAGTTTATCAAGAACCTTATTCACTTCATCATTCAGCTCCTTATTGGCAGAGAAGCGGAAAAATGAGGGCTTTATCCCGTATCTCATGGATATACCGACAATCTCATTAGCGGCTTGCAGAAGCGCCTTCTCCAGATTGTCCTGCATGGATATTTCAGCCCTAAGTCTCAGCTTTATGTAATCCTTTGCCTCTTGTATCTGCTGTCGTGTAGGCTGTTTCATTGTTTGTCATCTCCTCCCGGATTATGCTCCACTCCATTATTGGCAGCGGACGCTTGTTTGGATTTCAATTCGTAAAGAAGGTCAGCCTGCTGTTCTTCCTTTTTTTCTCTCATTATCCTATCCCAATCACGGGGATTGCTGTACATCTGAATCTGCTCATTTGCGGTCTGTCGGGACAAGAATCCATTCTGCACACAGACAGCAAGGTTCTGCACAAGCTCAGACTCGTTCAGATGGATATACGGCTTTATCCAGGCATAAACGCTCAAGTTCTGCAGGTCTATGAGATTCTCCGTTTCGACGCCGTATCCGTAAGTGAATATCCTCACCATGTCATCAATGAGACGGTTGTATTCCTGGGCATCCTTCATGGCATTCTCAAAAGCCGGAGAATATAGAAGCTTTATCGCCACTCCTGGAAGGTCTCCGCTTCTTACCTCCGGTGGAATTACTGCAAACGACTGTTCGTAAATCAGCTTGTAAAGAGTGTCCAGTTGCTTTTCAAAAGCCGTAGAGACATCTTGTTTGTTGAGATAGCCTGCCTCGTCGTCCGGTCCCATAGAGATACATTTTATCGTCCCGTCAATCCCCCCTTCAATGTCAACATTCTCCCCTTTAAAGTACATAATCGGAAAAGCGTAGGCCATATTGTTCTGAGACAACTGGGAAAAGGCAAGTTCGTATTGGTCTATGCTGTCTTGCGAAGGCGACCAGCACGCTCCGGATTCAGTTCTGTGGTAAGCTACCGGAATGAAAGTAAAGCCATGCTCTTGTGATGAGACAAGTTCATACCCATCAAGCCCGAACAGACCTTTTATGACTTGTTTTATCTTGTCATATCCGCTTTTCCCCCTTTTAAAACGATGGAGATACTTTTCATCCCATACTTCCAGCCAGTCTGTAACAGAATTGCCTTTGTCATCATAATCCGAATAGGAACGGGCAAATAGAATCAGCTCACCCGTCACATTGTCGAAATGCGGATATAAAGTATCTCCCTTCTCGAAAGAAAACACTTTCCAATAGAATTTTCCTTTACGGAGGTAGCCCACAAATGCCGTATCACCCGTTATTTTCACAGACTTCGCGGCTTCATACCACGCAATCTCCATATCTTTGACAGCCCATCCGGTTCGAAACTTAAAAAATATATCCTTGACTTTTTCATTTTCATTATCCCCTTCCATTTCGAACTGGATGTCGTTGCCGCACAAATGAACAAGATGCTTAATTGTTATAATCCTTTGGAAGGCAAAGGCGCACCTTACGACTTTCTCGCGATACCATTTCTTTGTCTCCGGGTCTTGCCTCAATCTGTCAGGATAAACCAACGGGTCGTTGATTACATGCCCGGAAGGTTCGAACTCGCGTAAGAAATCCGTTTGGGTCATTATCTGATACGTAGGTTTGTCTAACGGGGCATTAACAGGCGAGCCGTCCCAAAATGTCCCCATCGCTTTTTTGTAACCATCAGGAAGTATTCTCCGAAATGGAAGACGTACCATAATCTGTCGTGTACTTATATTCTCCATAAGCCTTTTGGTTTAGTGTGTTGCTTTTTTATATCAAAAATCTGTCTGTAAATCATGGCCTCTATGAAGTCGGGAGAATGTCCCACATATTTCTTCATAGTCTCCTTTTTAATCAGTGAGAACCCCTTTTCCGTTTCCGCGTCCCTGATAGCCTTTCGCTCCTTCATGAGGATATTGTAAAGGGTCATGTTGGAATATCTATTGCCAGAAAACTTAAGTGACAATAATTCTGGGTTAATGGATATTTCGTCATTCTTTATTTTCTTTACGAGAATATCGGCACATTGTGATTTCAGGGAAGAATAGATATATTTTATAGATTGCTCGTCAGCTTTTGTCATTGGGATAGGAGCTGCCATATTGTTGAATTTGACAGCATCCGGGAATTTACCTTTAAAATCCTGCCCTGGTCCGTTCAAGTCAAAAACAAAATCTTTCTCCATAACTCCCCATTCCCGTAACTTATATGCGACACATTCTTCCGTCCGTTTGGAATTATCCTGACTCACATATACATCCTCTATGTGATTTCCTATCCAGAGCCATAGTACAAGATTATCTCCACCTTCATAAGCAATATCACATGACACCCTCCGCTTGCCGTCCCCATACTGGAAAGAGTTCTTGAAAAAACGCTCCATGTGTCCCATTTTAAGAATATCGTCTCCGGCCGCTTTAAAATTCCAGTTCCCTTCAAGGTCACGGGCACGGGATTCTTCGTCTTGCTGGGCAAGGTTGGCAAGATAGTTGGGGTCAGAAGAGATAAGGGCTATATTCTCCTCAAGTTTTCCTTTAATAAATGTAACAGTTTTGACAAAGTTTGATTTATCATATCCTTGTGTTACAAGGGCTGGAGTAAGCAATCTATCTATAGTTCTTTTGCATTGCTCATAAACTTCATCTACGGAATCTCCCCATAAAATATCATCTGGACGATTCCCGTCCATAAAGCAATAACGTATTACCCCATCTCGTTCCGGTATCGGATTCCCACTGTCATCTATCCACCAATCTATAAACTTCCTCACCCAACTATCGGGGTCAGGATTGCACGTGCCATAAAAACGATTTCTTATACCATAAGCATTACGATTGTTGGTAACTAGATATTTAAACTTTCTAAACTCAGAATGGGTAATTTCATCTATTCCAATAAAAGCAAATTCCTTTCCTTGAAACCGTTTTTCAAAGTCGTCGTAAGAATCAGCATAATAGGAAAACTTAAGAAACCCGCCCTTATAGAAGTTCCAAGTCATATCCGATATTGACCTATTATATTTCCCGAATTGAGAGAATAATTTATATGATTTATTGACTATATTGCTTAAGTCTTCTTTTTCATTTCTCAAAATAACTGCTGCAAAATTAGGATTAGCAATATCCTTTAATACTTCCATAAGTAGCGCCCAGCTTTTCCCACCACCGCGATTTCCACCAAATATGGTAATGTCCGCTGGAGATGCAAGAAACTTTTCCTGGCAACCTTTTTGAGCAATCATATTAAGAGGACTATCGCTTTTGCGCAATTTATCCACTTGTGCGTAGGTAAGCACACTACTCCCATTCTTGGTATGTACAGTTCTGTCGTATTCCATAAATAAAAATAGCCGGTACATACAGAAATCCTCTGTATATTCCGGCTTGATTCACAGCTCTATGATAATATTTGATACAAATATACGATTAAATGTTTATTTTCTAAATATATAAGACAAAAAGATTGTTTATATATTGATTTTTAGAAAACAATCATTATATTTGCATTGAAATTTGTTTGATATGGTAAAAATTGATTCCCAATTGGATGAGAAAAGGGATGTCGGACAAAATACATTCGTCACTTGTCCGGTATGTGGGCAGAAGCTTACGGATGTAAGGATGGTGGAAGGAAGTATTTTGCTTCGAACGGTATGCCGAAGATGCCGGAATTATATCAAAATAAGAATAACGACCGAATAACAAGTTACAATATACAAGCCTAAGAGCTTATTGATGCAAAAAGCATTGATAGGCTCTTTTTTATTTAACATAAACACAAAATAAACACGATGGAACAAGAAAAAATCTTATCCACATTAAGTGAGAAACTCGGAGAAACCAGTTTTTCACCGCAGACATTACAGAAGTATGTAGAACTTAATCCCGTGGCCGAAGGCTCGGAACCTGACGAGACTTATTGGAACAATGCTGTAGGCTTTCTAAAAGGGATGCAAGGGCAATACAACCACGATGTCGCGACCAGAGTTGAGGACTTTAAGAAAAACTATAAGCCCCAACAGTCCCCCTCAAATGGGGAAGAGAAAACAGAAGGGGGAGCGCTTGCCGTTCAAGTTGAAGAATTGAAGAACGAGCTTTCACAGTTGAAAAAAGAAAGGGAAGAGGAGAAAAACGCCGCATCCGTTCACGCTTTAATGGAACAATCCAGAAGCCAACTGAAATCGCTAATCGAAAATGACGGTAAAAACACCTGCAACGAAGAGATTCTCAATATAGCCATATCAGATGTAGACATTACAGATGGCATGAAGCAAGAGGATATAGTCAACTGCGCTAAGCGGAATTACGAGAAAAGATACAAGGCTATTTTCGGGAACGGAGCGTCGCCCAGTATCAATCAATTCTCACAAGCCAGTGAAGAGCAGACGAACAGCCGCCGTGAATCCTTCAAGGAACGCATGAGGGCACAAGGGAAGCTCCCTAAAAAGAAATAACACATTTTAAAACAGACAAGAAAATGAGACAATCAGGAACTTTCAACACTATCGGTAAATACCAATCGGAATTCGGCGGTCATTTCCCGGTATGGAGCAGAGTAAGAGAACTGTATCAGGGGGGTGGAATGATTGACCACACCAAATATCCGGCAGGTACAGTCATTGGCGCCGGCACTCCCGTGCAGTTTATGGGTGCAGGACAACAAGTGGTAATACTTGCAGGCCCGGCATACGAATCCACGAAAACCTATGCGGTAGGAGATATAGTGGAGCAGGCAGGGAAAATATACAAGAACAAAACGGCAATCGAATCTCCGGAAGCATTTACCGCCAGCAAATGGACGGATATTACCGGAACGGTAAACGGCCTTATTTTCGAAGACGTGTGTATCCCCGACGGATGTACGCTGGCCACTTGCGCCGTGGTGAGAAATGGAAGAATTTATGCAGACAGAGTGGTTGGAGCGAAAATCCTTCCGGCTATGGAGGCCAATCTTCCAATGATTGAATTTGTGAGAGAATCATAACGGAAGGAGGTAATTATGTACACAAGAGACAGACAATTCTATGACATTGTAGCAAAGGGTCTTGCTTCAATGGGATACGTTAGCGACGCACAAGGCAGCGCGTTGACCAAATACATCAACGACATGTTTGCCGAGAAATACAATGCGGAAGCAACTTTCTCGCAGTTGGGATTCCCGTTAAACCCCAACATCCCAATCAATCCCACATACGAACAGATTGAGGCTACCATCCGTCCATATACGATGGCTACTTATGTGGATATTGACAGTGACGGAGCAACCAAATCCACAGACGGATTGAGCTTGAAAATGGGAGGACTGCCTACATTCAAGCATGAAGTTGTGATGAGCCGAAAGATTCTGAGAGAAAAGATGATGCTGGCAAACGCCATCGGCAATACTACGGCTGAAATTGAAGAAACCATTATGGAACTGTTGTTCAACGGGCTTGATGACCTGCTTGGCGGTAACTACAACACTATAGCCTACCAACGCCACCAGGTAGTGTCCAATAAGGGCAGACTGGTTATCAACGCCACCAACAACCCGTTGGGTATCACTACGGAAATTGATTTTGAGGTTCCCTCCAAGAACATCAAGACAAGTACATGGTATAAGAAGAATGATTCTTCAGGAGAAGTTACCCAGGAGAGCGCTGTCGGCACCTCAATAGACCCCATCAAGGTTATGAGAGATGTGAGAAGGGACAGCCAGCAGAAGGATTTTGCACCTGCCGGGCACTGGGAAGTAAGCAAGACCACCTGGGACGACTTATTGACAATGCCGTATTTCCGTAACTTGTACGTGACTTATGCGCGTCCTGACATTACAGATGCGGCAAACAAGCAGGCATTCGGCTCTCTGATTGATGATGCCACTTTGAAGGCATTCATCGAGGCTAGAATCGGCGCCCCCATTACTGTTATTGATGCCATCGCTGCCGTGGAGAAATTCAATACAACCACCAAAAAGATGGAGTACATCAACCTGCAGAGCTTCAATGAGGGGGTAATGGTTTACATGCCGGATGGTGCCATTGGTGACATCCAATGCGGCAAACCCATCTATATGGAAACACCCGGGGCAAGGACTGCTTTATATGACGGTGGGCGTACATTAATCAGACAACTGTTCGAGGACGAGACCATGACCCAGGTCATCAAATCGGAAGTCACCGGATTGGTTGTCCCCAACAAGGTACGCTGGATGTATTACCTTGACATCAAAGGCAAATAATGGACAACGATTCTCAAAATACAGCAATCGGCACCACCATAGAGGAATACCTCCGTGGTTGTGTCGGTTTTGAGGTTGCAGACAGTGCGATTACCACCATCTTGATTGATAGGGAGATTGCACCGGGAACGGATGTCGCCACGTTGGAGAAGCGCCATAAGGACTTGTGCCGGGCAGACCTTTACATGTGGTGCGCAAGTACACCGAGCGTAACCGGAAGCGTTGAAGATGCCAACGGAGTATGGAAACACAAGGAGGGCGGTACACAAAGCTCTGCTTATGACAAGCGCAATCTCCGTCAAATGGCCAATGACATATACGCCTTGTATGGAGAGAATGTAAGGAAATCGTCTATCAAGATTGTCAATTTGGGTATGAACATGAATAAAAGGTGTCCACTATGAAAGTAAACAATCCGCGTTTTCCGCATACCTGCAAGGTATATCGCATATCCGGAGAGACATCTTTTGGCGAAGGGGAAGAGACTGTGCTTTATGAAGGCAAATGCAACAAGTACGGGAGCACCAGCCTTAGAACATTCACCAAAAGCAATGTCATAAAGAGCGATTATGCTATAGACATTCCCGGTCTTGTGAAGGGAATCCTTTCCGGCGACCTTGTGGATGTCACTGACTATGGGGGCACTTTTGAAGCTAAAGTGATAACGGACTGTTACGCTACGGAAATGGGGACGACTTTGTATTTCAACATGGCTAAGAATTAGGGATATGGAAGATAATGCTAAAGTCTTGGAGGAAGGAAAGAAAAAGATGGATGTATTAATACAGAAATCTCTTATCATGGGAGCTAAAAAAATAGCTTCCCAAATAAGCAATGTAATCCGTGAGACGGGCACATATCATAATGTCACTGGAAATACCAGAGGCTCTATAGCATGGGGAATATATTACAATGGAAATCTTCTGACATACGACACTCCTTATGATAGGGAATTTACCAAAAGAAAAACAATGGTCGGTGGAGAGTTTGATAAGAGCACCAAATTTAAAGCTCCCAAAGACAGTAAAAGCTATGCCCATTACTATGGATTTGAAGCATCGGTTGAATTTCTGAAAAGTTATTATAATCCTATCGCTAAAGGAATAAGTATTGTTTTTGTTGTAGGGACTCATTATGCAGAATATCTGGAAAGTAGAAAAGGATTGGTTGTTATGAGTGATGCATATCAGTTTGTAAGAAATAGCGGTACAAACTTGATTGACAAAGGCGCTTTTAACAACTCATCATTGGCTCCTTTTAGTCCAATAAGTTCTGCACCAAATGAATTATCATTTTAATTATGGGATATGAGCAGGATTTCAAATACAAGGACGCGCTGAAATCATTGTTTGATGCAGCAAAGGCAGTCAGTGAGAATGTGTTCACGAATGACCGCCCCGAAGCTGTGGCAAGACAAATGAATGATTTCATTGTGGTGTCATTGCCCGGCTTGTTGTCTTCCATGACCTATGGCAGCGGATTCGGGAATATCCGTACCTATTGCACCATTGAAGTGTATGTAAGACGGAAAAAGGGAGGCGCTGAAGACTTGGAACAAATGGACGCCATTGTAGGAGATATTCTTTCCCTATTCCCTATCAGCGACAATTACATAATTGCCTCAAGCCCCAAACTGACCTTGAAAGGTAATGACGGATTAGGGTTCAGCGCCACATTGATAAGGGCTGACCTAGTGATAAAGTAAACATGAAATAAAACGATTAAAACTATTTATTATGGCAATGAAAACAAAACTAGAGTTGAAAGACGTGTTCAGTGGTCTTTCATCCATCATGTTGGTTAAGGGAGGAATAACCAACTTCACTACGGTAACGCCTGATTTCGACCTGCCGGTAACTGTTGATTCTCTGTCTCTGTCCCAGGCAGAGCCTACGTTGAACCGCACCAAAGTGCATGGACTGCAGGCTGACTGGGCTGTGACAAGCACGGCAGGTGACATAACCTTTGCCGCAACCGTACCCAGTATAAGCAAGGACTTGGTCGAATACTTCCTTGGAGAAGCGCATGATGTAGAAGCCGCTACCATTAACGGAATCGCATTCAGTGGGATTTCAGCCACATTGAACAGCAAGAAGCTGAATGCAGGCATCGCGCTTCTGAGTGAGGACGGAGAAAAATGTGTACTGGTGAAAAAGATGGCAATCTATGCACGGCCGCTGTTCGAGAACGCCTCCACCACCCCGTTCGGTTTTGCATTAAGCGGAACGATTGAAATTGAGGACGGAGCCGCCGATGAAACGTCAGACGACAATATCGCTTTCTTGACAAAAAAAGCAGCCTGACCGTAGCTCCATCTTCCCTGAACTTTACCAGCGCTGCTGACAATACGGGGAAGACCATCACGGCTACGACAAAAGAAAGCGCGGTTTCCGCTTCATCAACGGAAACATGGTGCAAGACATCTGTCAGCGGAAAAGTGGTGACGGTCAAGGTTACTGAAAACAGCGGAGCTTCTGCAAGGACCGCAACTGTGAACATCTCCACTGCCAGCGAATTCGGCAGTGTGAAGGTTACTCAGGAAGGTACTACCATTTAGCATTTATGGCGGTGAGCTTTGTGCCGCCGCCTTTTCTTTTTACAATCCATAATGACAATCATGAGCGAAAATATACAGCAGCCCACAGAAGAAGAGCAAAAAAGGCTTGATGACGTACTGGAGAACAGTACAGACTATGTCGCAATAAGAGGTAAGAGATTCGGCATAAAATGGCTTCACCGCGGAACTATACGGAAGCTTACCCATGTCTTGCATTCCTGCAAGAACGAGGATGAAGTAACTGCCAGATGCGCTTCTCTCATTATTCTGAATAATTGGTGGAGAATAAAGATGTTCCATTGGATATATTGGCGTATGCTATGGAAAAAGTACACGGATGACGAATTGTACGGAATACTTCTCATTGGTAAAAAAAAAGTGGAATCTCAGAGACTGGAATACTGGAGTGCTTTCACATTACTGACCGCCATGAAGGACACGATAATGACGATGACGAGAAAGGAAGCAGAGCGTATCCTTCAAGGACTTCGGCAGGAGCAGGGTTCGCAAACGGAGAGAAATACTCCGAATTAATCCGTCCTCTGGTTCTTTTCTGGGGGCTGATAAACGTCCCAAACTGGCTTATGGACTATGTCCTTACCAATGCCCAGTATGAACTTCTCATGTGCGATGCGCCATTTGTCTCCTATAAGCATGAAGATACGGAAGGAGGAGAAAAGAAGCACACGGCAAAGGAGATGCAGGAACTTACCAGAAAATGGGAGGAAAAAAGGAAGGCGCAGGAAGCAAAAGGACAGAAAGTTTCCTTGAATGATTTTTTAGCTAACGGCGTGGATGCGCTTAAAAGAAACACAAAATAATACACGGACATGGCAGATTTAGGTTCACTCAATTTTAGCATTCACTTGAAAGACTGCACAGAGCAGGATTATGAAAAGATTAAAAAGAAGCTCGTTGAAAAGCAAGTTAAACTTAACACCAAATTAGGAGTTAAGGTCGATAGACAAATTATTAGAGAGTCAATAGACAATGCTTTAAAAAGCAAGGTATTCAAGGCTAATGTAGAGGTCAATAAAATTAACGTTCCCTCCGAAGTTAAAGCAAAACTGAAAATAGACGATGCTTCTCTTAGAGATAGTATATCCAGTGCTGTAAATAAGAAAAAATACAAAATAAACATAGTCGTAGATAAGGCTAAAGTCAGTGATGCCGTCAAACAGGCATTACAAAAAGCTGGATATAAATATAACACAACAGCGAGCGATGTAAGACAGCAACGCATTCTTGATATTCAGGCAAAAATGGCAGAAAGGGCGGCACTTGCAGAACAAAAACTTGCCAATGCCCGAATGCAGGCTGCAAGAGCTTCCAGTACACACAATACGGCAATAAAAAGAGAAAACACAGCCATGTCCTCCCAGTCACGGATAGCCGGGGAATTGAAAAACCAAATTGCCAACGTGTACTCCATCTATACGGTAGAACGCTTTGTAAGAGGATTGTACACCATTGGAGGAGAGTTCCAGAAGCAACGCATTGCGCTTACCTCCATTCTTGGGGACAGCATGAAAGCCGAGACCATATTCAACCGTATCAAGGATTTGGCGGTGGTCTCTCCGTTCCAGTTCAAGGAACTGGCATCATACACCAAGCAGCTTTCCGCATACAGCATCCCGTATGAGGAGCTTTATGACACGACCAAGAGGCTTGCCGACATTTCCGCAGGTGTGGGTGTCGACATGGGACGTATCATATTGGCATACGGGCAGGTGCGCAGTGCGGCTTTCCTCCGTGGGCAGGAACTGAGGCAGTTTACCGAGGCTGGTATTCCGTTGGTGGACGAGTTGGCGAAACGGTTTACCATCCTTGAAAATAAAGTTGTCAGTGCTGGAGATGTATTTGACAAAATCAGCCGGAAGGAAGTAAGCTTCGGGATGGTGAAGGATGTCCTTTGGGATTTGACTAACGAGGGAGGCAAGTTCTACAACATGCAGGAGGCTCTTGCGGAAAGCCTTGCAGGCAAGTGGAGCAACTTGCAGGACGCTTGGGATGTGATGATGGCTGACATTGCGGAAAGCAATAGCGGTGTACTTTCAGATAGCTTGGAGTTGCTTACTGACTTAATGAATCATTGGGAAGCGGTTGCAAATATACTTGGTATGTTGACTATCGTATATGGTTCATACAAAACTGCTGTGATACTAACAAATGTTGCAACAAAAGGATTACTTGCCGTACAGACAGCTTTGAATGCCGCTATGAAGAAAAATCCAATAATTTGGATTATAACTCTCATTGGTAGCGTAGTTGGGGCATTAGTAATGTTCAAAGAAGAAGTAAAAACTACAGCAGAGGTTATTACGGATTTAAATAAGACCATTGCTGACACAAACGACAAGATGCAAGGTAATAAAGCTGTTGACAGCCTTATTGACCGATACGAAGCCCTTAGCAAGAAAGCTAATAAAAGTGCAGAAGAAAGTCGAGAATTAGGGCACATTACCAAAAATCTCGCCAATACATTCAAAGATGCAGTTACTCAAACGGATAAATACGGAGTGGCAATATCTCTTTCTGTTGAGAAGATGCGAAAATTATCACAAGAACAGAAAGACTTATACAAGAAGCAGTTTATCGGGACTATGGCAAATGCCCAAATACAAAAGCAGAGTATTGATTCCGAAAGGGAAAGGCTTGCCGGTATTATCAGAGAAGGAGGATATAGAAGATTTGATGAAAACGGAAGAGAATTATCCTTCGCTAAATACAAACCGGAAGACATCACCAAAGCAAGAAACAGACTATTGGAACTGGAGAAGCAAAGTCTGGACTTAGCCAACATTATAGACACAGCCAGACAAGCTTATCATTCCATGAGCCAAATTAATATAAGTAAGCCTTTGACTGATTGGGAAAAAGAGGCGAATAAACTCGCAGGAGATATGGATGCCTTAAAGCCCAAAGAAGGAGATTCTTACGAAAAATATATGGAGATGCTTTCCGTGAATATCAGCGACTTAGAGAAAAAAATAAAAGCGTTTGCGTCTGGGAATAAATATTCAGAAAAGCAACTGGCATCCTACAACAAGGAACTTGAAGCTACAAGGAAAATTTATAATGCTTTAGGAGGATTGGAAAAATCATCCGGAAGCGAAAAAGACCCTATTGCAGAACAATGGAAAGACCGTGCCGACCTAATCAGCAAAGCCCTATCACTTTACGACAAGTGGAAGAAAATAGAGGGTGAAGAAGCCGCATCCCAAAGGGTGAAGGGCGTTTCTGAATTTGCCCCTATCTTTGACAAGAACGGGGTTAACTTGGATTTGAGTGACCCAAGCAAGACATACCAATACATACAAGACCAGTTGGACCAATCCAAAGGGAAACAGATGGAATTGTACCTATCTCTTGGCGTGAAGAAAGAGAATATCAACTATGATAATGTCAAGAAAAGGGTTGACGATGCCTTGAAGGAAATAGAAAGGTATATTTCCCAAGCCGGAGAAAAATGGGACTTGTATAAAAAGCTATTTGAAGCGACCGGGAATAAGTCCCTTTCCATGAATATAGCTTTTGGAGGAAGTGTATCTTTTAATAGTTTCGTTGAAGATTTGCAGAACCAACTATCGGAAGCATTAAAAAAGAATGGCAGTAATCTATCTCTTTCTGATATTCTGGGAATGGATGAAGAAGCCGTAAAAAGCAAATTTGGTGACAATGAAATCTTAAAACTGTATCAGACTATCAAAGAGGAAAGCAAAAAACTAAAAGCTGAAAACTTTGATAATCTATTGCAAATGATAAATGACTACAAGGATTATTCAGCTAAAATAGAAGAAATTGAGCGTAAACGGCAAAAGGCAATCTCCGAATTAGAAAACAATAGAGGGAGCATTGGCAATGAAATGGCTGACAACCTTATAAAAGAAGTCAATAAACGGGCCGAAAAAGAGAAATCTTCTGTCCTTTTTGACCAATTCAAAGAAAGCAGTGATTGGGTACGTATCTTTGATGACCTTGACCGTGTATCTACTGCCACGCTGGATGATATGATTTCTAAGGTAGAAGAGTTTGCTAAAAAACAAGGATTGTCAATAGAAGACACCAAAGAACTGGTAGAGGCATTACGAAAGTTACGTGGTGAACTTACTGAACGTAATCCATTCAAGGCATTAGTGGATTCCTTTAACACTATCAAAGATGCGAGGAATAAGCTAAACTCACTTAGAAGTAGCGGTGCCCCCAAAGAACAGATTGATGCTGCAGAAAACGAATTAAAAGCAGCATATTCCGACCAGTCAGCAGCCATACAAGGCGTAATCGGCAAGTTTGACGCGCTTGCCAATGCCGCTGATTTCTTAGGAGGAGTATTTGAAAATCTTGGAGTAGGCTCCGGGCTTTCAGATATAGCCGGAATTATGGGAGGGGGATTGCAGGGTGCTTCGCAAGGAATGGGAATAGCCACTTCTCTTTTCGGGAAATCAGCAGGTCCTTGGGGAGCGGCAGCAGGTGCGGCATTAAGCCTCATATCTGGAATAGCGCAAATACATGATAAATCTCTTGAAAGAAGCATACAACGCAGTAAACAGAGAGTTAAAGAGATGCAATCCGCTTATGACCAGTTGGGAAATTCCATAGAGAAATCCCTTGGTGGTGATGAAAGCATACAACGCGCCATTTCTTTATATGAACAACTGGAAGAACAAGCCAAACGCGCAGGCAGTCCATTGACTGAAAGTTACAGAATGCAATTTGAGGCACTGAAAGATGGAGGTATAAATTATGTAGAAGAATTGAGAAAAAGAATCAATAAGGATTTGTCATCTCCATTCAGAGCCATGACACACCGTTTTGATATACAAGTGAACACGGAGGCATTGCAGGCTTTAGAAAAAGTCGGTGCGGGGAAAGAACTTGATAATAGCACTCTTAAGCAATATCAAGCGCAGTATATAGGACTTGTTGCCCAACGTGCCGAAATAGAGGGGCAATTAAGGGATGAAGAGGACAAAAAGAAATCCGATTCCGGCAAGATACAAGACTATAAAGACCAACTGGCTGAATTGAATGAGCAGATTGCCTATTTTGTAGAAGACCTTACTAAAGAATTGTACGGAATAGATTTCCAAGATTGGGCAGGACAAATAAGCAACGCTCTGGTAGAAGCCTTTGCCAACGGAGAAGATGCAGCCAAAGCCTTTGACAATGTTGTGAACAACATCATGAAAAGTGTTGCCAACAACATCTTGAAGAATATGGTAATACAGCCCATGTTTGAAAAGTTACAGGACAAGCTTTTTGGCGAAAACGGGATATTCAAGGAATTTACCGATATTCAAGACAATGGGGTTATTGCAGCGGAAGCTATAAAAAACTTCTTTGACAATGAAGGGAAAGCAATGATAGAAGCTTCCCAGTCCTTTCTTGAAGCCTTTGACAAAGCGACTGGAGGAGCCATTACCAGTACGGGGGATTCTTCCAGCTCTGGAATGTCAAAGTCCGGCATTCAAGCCAGCGAGGAAACAATGAATCTGACAAACTCATATCTCAACGGCATCCGTTTAGACGTAAGCGTAAAGCGAGCGCTGCTTGAGAAAATAGGAAACGACATTCTGCCCAAATACAATGTACTCGCAGAAGCACAGCTTACACAATTAAGGGCAATAGCAGACAATACGCTTAGAAGCGCCAAAAACACAGAAGCTAATGTTGCCGTATTGCAAGAGGTTAGAGACATGTTCAACATGGTTATAAACAAGGGGGAAAGAAAAATAAGAATTTAAATATAAGGATATGAAAAAGGAAGAACTAAGCAGGACATTGCTCAACCAAGCCGTATCATTGGGACTATGCACAGAATGGACTGAACAATGGGGAGAACCTGACCAACAAGGATTGATTGACAAGTATTTGCACGGGATTGATTTCTGTATAGAGAAAGGATACCCTACCAACACTTTCATAAAGGAGCACTTCGACAAGGACATCCTTCACAGAAACAATATCTTTGTCGATGAGGATGTGCAAGCAAGGAACATGAAGCACATAGCCGTTCTGAACGGCAACTGCAAAGGCACTCTCCTATTTGACGGATTTTCAACTTGCGACATCTATGTCCGTCACGACAGCGACGTGACTATTGACTGTTCCAAGTTCAGCAAGGTATTCATCAATGTGTACGACCGTGCGAAAACGCACATATTGCAAAGCGGTGTCGCATCCGTTTATGTCTACATTCATGGAGAAGATTGCACCGTGGAAACCGATGGGGATGTCATGCAAAGAAAAAGCCAGATGTAATGTCTGGCTTTATTGCATAATTCTTTTTGTATTGGCTGAAATGAAGCAGCAAGAGTCACTAACGATTTTTCCCTCTCCGATAATTTCACGCAAGGGAGGGTGCTTGACTGCGCTTCTCAACGTCCATCCCAGTCTATCACCTTTAGGCTTTATGCGATGTGGATGCTTTGAAGAACACCTTGCTTTCTTGCTTTCCATTACACTCCCCATATTGTTTTGATATTGAATTTATCTGTTCCCTTTTTATCCTTCTGCTTACAAACTTGCAAGCCACTTCTTTCCTTTTCTGGTATTCAGCCAAAGAGCAAATAAAAAGGCTAAAGTCCCAGAACCTCCTAAAACGATTAATAAACCTTCCATAATAAACTATTATCACAACCCTTTTATCCACTTTTT